AGTAGTAGTTACTCTAATAAATCTATCGCATACAAAGTTATCCGCAGCCCTTCCAGTTTTAGCCGTATAGGTAATATCCCCACTAGCAGTGGTCAGGTTTACAGTACGAAGGTTGTATGCTCTACCTTCTGTATTAAAAAAATTAGCAACAGACATCTTATTCCCTTTCTTTGAGGAATTAAATTTTTACATTCTTCATCCGTGAACTCAGCGTTCATCAGCGTATATTTGAGTCGTGAGGTCTATATCCCTCAGAAACAGTGTACGCTCATCTGGCTCAGGAAATCTATCCTGATACAGATTACCAATCTTTTCAGTGGTAGTTTTACCACTGTCAAATCTTATCAACTTCTGGATAAGCTCCTCTGCTTTAGTCTGGTGGTGTGTAGTAGAATTATCATCTGACTCATGTTCTGCTACAGCAAGACATGATTCAAGTATAGCCTCAGTTGCACTAATACCACCAACCACTAACTCAGTAGTTGCTGAAAGCTTTACAGGGTCAATTCTATAAAAAGTAGAGAAGGTATAAGCTTGACCTGGAGTTGGATAAAGCCACAATTCATAAGTAGTTCCTAAATCTACACTGTACTTAGAAGGAACAACAGCATAATACTGAGGCCATCCTGTGTAGGCAGTAATACTCTTCATGTGGATGATTTGCTGACCGTCACTCTTCTTCAAAGCTGGTAAGCCTTCATCACTCTCAAAATCAAAGCCCTCTACTAAATCAGAAAAGTCAATAGGAAGTGTGTATTTCCATTGACCAGATACCGTACTAAAAGACCAGTATTGATTAAGGAAAGACCAATAGTGAGGAGTACCATATTTCATATCCAATGGATATAGAAATTGACGTATTCCTCTAGTAACAATGTCCTGACACTTGGTTAAATCAGTACCAGTGGGAGCAGTACCATAGTCAGTTATTCCTAAGAAATTACTAACCTGAGTGTACAGGTCTGAATATGATAAGGTCATACGACTCATTATTCTTGCTCCTCTATTTTATCAATAGATATAATCTTAAATACATAATCATGTCTATTGTGGACTGCGTTCTGTACTGATTTGACTATCTGCACAAGTTGAACCTTGCCTTCAAACTCATACTCTTTATCACAATCATCATCATTAAATAAAGTGACCTCAGATTCAGGCAGATTGTCCATACGTAATATCACAGATTGAATATACTTTTCAGGCATTGTTAATTCCTAAATTGAGATAGGGTGGAACAGATGTCCCACCCCTCTCAGGAGACAGAAAATGAAATTTTAATTTTCTGTCTTATCTACCTTTCCCTTCTTTACAGGCTTTTCAGAACTTACAGGCTTTTCAGAACACTTAGTCTTTACAGTCTGCAATGCAGTTTGCAAAGCTTGGTGTTCTTGTAACGTACCTCTATATCCTGCACAAACTTGCTCCAACAAATTAAGAGCTTCTTCCATCTTCATTTTCTGTCCCTTTCTATTAGTAACCTAACAGATTAACAAGCGGCCCATTACCGGCAGCACTGCCAGATATAACTATAGCAGCAGGCTGTATAGTATCATTCGTAGCAGTTGTAACTGCAATTGCAGTTTCACCCTTCTGCATACTACCATCGTGACGCCAGTAAGTCATAAGGCCACCATTATCATTACCAACACCAGACTGAGGATTGACAAATTTAATTCCCTTTGTCTGTACCCAGAAGTAATTAGCAGCAGCACTAACGCTTACCACAGGAACACCACATCTAGGAAGAACCACAGAGTTAGCTTGGTCAATCGCACTCCAAGGATTCTTGTAAGTTTCACAAGCCGAAGTGCTAGCAACAATAGCTACTGCAACAGGCATATCAAGCTTAACGGTAAATGCAGCATTGGCCGAAGCAGCACCATTACCAACAATACCATAAGTAACATCATTACTGCCTGAGCCGTTAAAGACTACGATATAACCACCAGCCAAAGCATCCTTAGTAAGTGCGGCATGAGTTGCGGCAGGAACCGTAATCTCAGCATCACCAACAGAAGCAGCCGTAGTAAAGGCGGTATAGCTAGTATAGCCAGTATCGGTAAAGTTACAAGCCAAAGCGGGATTCAGAGTGTTTGAACCAGTGGAAAGAGCATAACGGAACTCTCTACCATCGGGCAGAACCACAGTGTCACCACAATCAAACAGAGGGTCTTTAGTTGTACTAACCTTGGACAAGAAACTCAAATTCTGTACCTGACCATCGTAGATACCTTTCTTAAGAGTTTCGTCCAGGTGCATTTTGTAATAACCCGGCATTTTATATCCTTTCTATAAGAAGATTTACATATTCAATTACGAACTCGGATGCTGGCTAACAAGGAATCCTGCGAACCGGGGGTTCTCACACCACATCTGATAACGCAGATAGATGAGCTTCTGCAACACAATAGCACGGTTCGGGTCTTGCGTCTGTATCTCTTTGAAGTTCCAATCACTATGAATGACAGGATAAATCATATCATGGTTAAGACCAAAAATCGGGTCCGTACCATACAGAGATGTACGAGCAGTATCCAGAATGTCACAGTAGGCAAACGGAATACTCATAAACGTAGGCGTACCCCAATGGCTGTTTCTATTGTAACCAAGATTATCATCAGCCTTTGCATAGAACTGATTGAGTTTCTTAATTACGTTGTTGCTAGTGTACATGGAGAAGTTCACCAGACCGTTCTCCTGTCCAATGGTCATAGGAACAGTAGGTGCCTGGAAACCAAGCTTACGTACAGCATCATCCAACAGAGACAGCAAGGACTCATCTATGTTACCAAGATGGTCAGCATAGTAACTTGCCCAACCAGTATTAACAGATGCACTAGAAGTCAAACCAGCCGTATCATAAGCAGTACCAGGAGTGCTACCATCATTATAACGTGACTGATAACCTGTCCATCCACCAGTGGAGCTAGCAGTACCAACTCTCAACCAAGTATTGACAGAGTTAGGACTCGTATCATCAGTAGCACTAGTAGGACCAGTGAGCAGACTAAGATACACAGTCTCTATAATATCCTTAATTGCTGACTTATACTGAGACTCAAGGACATCATAAATCTTCTCAGCACCACTATTGATAGAAGTCTCCATCAAGTTCCACAACATACCGCCTTTGGCCTGACGCCAATTCGCAGTATATTTCCTCTGGATATTCTTCTTCTCAAGAGTATCCTGGTCCCAAATACCAACCAGACGAGCATTGCCCTCACTATCCAGCGTGATATGACCTTCAAGAGAGTCACCACCCTTAACCTTATGCGAGTTCTGGAAAAACATATTATACCACGTATATTTGGTATAAGCAAAGGTTGCAAGGGCAGGCATACGAGTTACGATATTTTGAAGCGTTGCGTTCCAAATATCTGTAGCTAAACTAAAATCAGTTGCCATTTTATCTTTCCCTTATTAATTGTTTATAGAATCTCTTTACCGGCTCTCCTTGCCACTTCACGAATTACATCAGGCCCACTAAGAGCTACATTATTAGACTCATGTGTAGTTCTCTTTCCACCCAACTTAGTTTCGTGTTTCTTCAAATCCTTTATAAACTCCCTTTTTACATCAGCAGCAAGATTCTTACCTTTATAGGCATTTAGAGAAATTGACATTGCATCATCAAAGTCCATCCCTTGCCCATACAAAACTTCTGCAAGATTAAAAATCTCACTCCTAGCCTTCATCACAGGACTTGTTGGTATAGGTCTTCCATCTGGAAATCTGGGAATACTCTCAGTCTTTCCAAGTATGGGCATTTCCTTCTCACCCAACTTATCAAACAACTGTGAAGCTGACTGTATTCGCCCTTGAAAAGCCTCCTGCTCATCTACTTCTGAGGTCTTTGCTTGAGCTTTCTCAAGTGCCTCTATACGAGCTAAAGCTTTCTGTAGAGCATCATCTTCCTGACTATTGGTATCCTGCTTCTCTTTGGGTTTAGGTTCAACAACCTTATCCGAGTCAACATCTGGCTCAATTCCAGTGTCCTCACCATTCAAAGCAGTAATCATTTCTTGAAGTTCTTCATCAGAATACTCTGATGCAAAATCCACTATATCTTCATCACTCCAACCAGCATTTCTAGCAGCCTCTTCAAAGTCAGAAGGAATAACATCACCGGGAGTATCATCTTCACCAGTAACAAACTGCTTAATCTTGCTGCCAATCTTGGATATTACTGATTCTCTACTCTCAGGTTCCTGTTCTTCTTCTACTGTTGGAGTTTCTTCTACAACCTCTGGCTCTACTACAACATTTTCTATCTCGTCTGCCATCATTTAGTCTCCTTCTCAGCCTTAGTTCCCTTATCCGCACAAGCCTTACACTGCTTCTGTGCTGGAGAAGTCTTGAAGAAAAGAGTCTGACAATGTTCACATTCAAATCTCTTTATTCCAGCTTCTTCAAGAACCTCATAAATCATCTCTCTAACTGTTACATCAGAAAGAGTCTTGGCTCTAGGTTTAAAGTTTATTCTAGCCTCTTCTTTACTTCTGGCTTTAGGATAAAGAGCAGCACAGGGCTTACACTTGTCACCCACCATTGCTTGAGGTCTAAAGTATGCTTCACAAATTATACATCTTGATTCATCCATTTTCTATCTCCCGATATGATTATTATCTAATTCTACAAATCCACGCTCATTGGCCTGACGTAATTTATCTTTACGATTCTTGATTAATAATCTACCACTATCATCATAGGTACTCTTTGGAAATCTCTTGCGGAACTCTGCTACCTGACTTCTGGGAACTCCCATTGCAACTGACCACCGCTCATTATCAGTAATCCACTTAGGACTTATTTTAACAGAAGCTAATTCCTCTTCTACGTTCCTGGTTGCCATAGCACCACATTCGCAAGGAACAAGTTCCCATCTCTCTGATATAGTAGAGAAGTATGGAAATACTGCACCACAAGAATCGCATTTGGCTACATAAGAAGGAATATTAATCACCCCCTAACTTAATGGTCTTAGACAGTATTCTGCAAGTCAATGTAGTTCTTTAATTGAATACGCATCTGTTTAGCTTGCTCATGTTCCTGAACTTTAGTGGCCCAAAACAATACTTCTTCATCACTAAGTTCATCTACATCTTTTGGTTTCCAATCTTCTAACATTTTCTATCTCCAAATAAATTAAGTTGTGCCTATAACTTCGTATTCATACGCAGGAGTTTCATCTGTGCCATTATTCTTAACGTACACAGTCCCAGCAGGATTAGGGATTGACGCTGCTTGCTCTCCAGCCTTTACAGTAAGGTCAGCATCAAAAGCAGATACATAGTCTAAGTCAATATCCAGGTCATAATCAATTGCTCTGATTATGATGTGAGTAACTGTAGCAACATCACCTGTATCTAAAGCTTCCGCAGTATTGGCAGTAGCCAAAGTTCGGTACTGCTTACCGCTAAAAGCCGTAGGGGTAGTTCCGTCAGTTCCTAGATGTTGAAAGACATCATCCTGTCCAAGACCAGTAAGTTCTACTCTATCAAATACAGTTAGTGCTGCTGTCATTGTATCACCTTAATCCACTTGAGGGGAACCTTGATTACCCCTGTAACATCTTCTTCTTTTACATATCCTCTAGTATGAGATATGATTACATATTCATCTGTCTGACCCACAAACCAACCTCTAGTAAAACATGAGACTTCCTTATCTTCACTAATTGCATCTTCATGGGATTTCCATCCAAGAAGTTCAATGGCATCCTTCCATTCTACATCAATTGGGTCTCCCCATTTCTTACGAATTTTCATGTCTCCACTTCCACCAGTTGCGAGTTTAAATATGAATGAATCTTATTTACTTGATTTATAAACCAAGAAAAATCATACGCCTTTTTCAACTTATTACAGTCCCAGCAGCATGTAACACAGTTATCTAACGTATATCCTATTGAATTATTAATTCTATCAATTCCATTATATACATAAATTCCATTGGTTTTTAAATGTTTTCCATGTTCTTGTGAAGGCTCTTCTCCACAATAAAAACAAGTTCCTTTTGTTAATTTTTTAAACTGGTCTTTAGTTAAATTAAATTCATAATTTCTTTCTTTTGCAGACCTCTTATATAAAAGATATAAGTTATTACAAGAACCTTCTCCCTTTTTAAATTTATGTAAACAGCCACAACTTTTTGTTGATTTCTTTTTTCCTAATAAATGGGCCGCAACAACTGTACAAGTATTCCCACAATCACATTTACATAGCCAAAAATTTCCGTGTTTTTTATGTGTATAAGAAATTTTTAAGGCAACCAATTTACCAAATCTTTTATTTGTTAAGTCTTTGCTTTTCGCCATTTTATAAAATTTCTAAGGTTTATAAAAAATGCTGGGATAACTACAAGTAAAAGTCCATATAAATGTGTACGAATTGCTACAAAAGTCCATAGCAGATTTCCTAACATATTGACAAGAAAACCCAACCTACTCTTGTTGCCAATAATAACAAGTCCAACTAACTCAAGTAAGCCAGCTAGGTAATCCATTATTTTTTATTTCCATATACCTTTCTTTGCATTTTTCTAAGCTCTCTTGCTTCTTTACTTAACATCTCTTGTTCTTTTTTTAAAGCAGGAGTTCTTGGAAGATACGTTTTTTCTCCATGAATTAATTCATTAATTCTTCGTCTAAGTTTGCCTTTAGGCTTAACTGTAGAAATTGGAGCATAATTTTTAGGATAGTCAACATCTTTGCTCTTTTTTACTTTACGTTTTAATGGCATTAGTTTTCCTCACTATTAGGCAATCCATATTAGTCTATATAGTCCTCAACCCAAAACTCAAATTCATCTTCTCTATCATCTATCATTTCTTTTTTCTTCTTAATTTTTTTAATACAGATAAAATAATCTTATCTGTTTTACTTGGTTGGTGATACCCTTCCTTATACGAATAATACTTACCATGACCTCCTTTAGAAATCTGATAACCAGCTTCTTCTTCTCCCTTTACTGTTTTGTAGTAGGTGGGGTGTTTTCTTCCTTTGAGGATTTGTCCCGTCTTTGGAGACCTACTGGCCCAATGTCCTGTTTTATCTGGCCCAAGACCAGCTTCTTTGGCAGATTCATAATCATAATCAGAACCTTCGGGGTCAAATTTTTTCTTTCTTTTTAACATTATTTCTTTTTCCTATGTAATTTCTTTCCTTTATGAACTCCCTTTATTGTGCCTTTATTTTCAGAGGCATAAAAAACCTCTTCACCCTTCTTAGCACCATACTCAGCAATCATTTCTGCTTTAATCTTTTTACCTTTTCTTGTCAATGGCATCTGTACACCCCATAAGCATTATTAACTTCTTTCTCTACTTGGTATTTTCCACTCAAAAACATTCTTTCTATTTCTGGCAAGTCCTCTGAAAATAAGTCCATAGGCATAGCACAAATAAGAACTGGGCTAAAGCCACCAACAAGAATACCCCTGACCTTCCCATCAAGCGTAAATATAGGGCAACCGCTATTGCCTGGATGTCCCACTGCTGTAGTAACCCAAGTGATTGTCCACCCGTAATCATGGCCTGGGTCAATATTGTTCCAATCTTTCTGTAAAGCAGATATGATACCAGAAGTAAGATTATTAAAATTAACTTTACCATAAGGACTTCCTATTGCAAATACTTCCTGTCCCAGCTTACAGTCTTTGATACTGCCTAACTCAAGTGCTTTAAGATGAACTTCGTGCTTACCAAGAACAAACCCATCCTTCTCACATTTTTCTTTAATACAAGTCAAATCATCCACATAGATAAAACCAACATCATACTTCTTCATTGACATTGCTCTAGTAGCATGGAGTTGATGTCCATCATTTGTAGTAATAACAAAATCTTCTACACCTTCAACAACGTGTCTAGCCGTAACAATAAGATGCTCACCAACAGCAAATCCACTGCCCTGCCAGCCTGGACACATCACATGAACTACACCGTCAATAACCTTTGGTGCTTCACTCATAACTGTTGGTTCTATAATAGCTATTGGTTTAGGCGTTGGTGCTAGTGTAATAGGCAACACTATTGCTGCAAGAATAACAATAACACTAAAAAATACAATAGTCCAATTAGGACTTCCTGGACTCGGTTCAGACCGCATTTTCAGTCTCCTTTGTTTCTACAAGTTGCTCTTGTCTCTGGCTGTTAGCTTCACGGCTAGCCATAGTTGCTCCAAAGGCATCTGATAACATACCTGGAGCTTTATTCTTTTTTTGCTTGTTTGGTTGCATACTATATGGAACCATATCTGTTGGTTTGGGAATACCAGTATTATATAACTGTGAGAAATTATCAAATCCTAACCACTGACCCATCAACTCTGTTGCTAACGGTATATCAAACTCTGCACCTTGACTTTGTGCCAGAGGCAATGAAGGTAATATCCATTGTGTAGCATACTGTAACATACGCTGATACTTCATTTCTGGACTCATCTTTTGTGTACTGTATGGCACAATGTCAAAAGTAAAATCATAGAAGTCCCCTACCTTATCAGCCTGGGAGAATACTTCTGGTAACTCACCAAGTCCAGGTACGGTCTTAATCACTGGAATATAAATAGTTGGGTCTGTCCAGACACGCCATGCTAACTTACGAATAACCGAAGTCATAAAGTTCTCATAGCGGGTGTGCATATTCTCAACAATTCTACTAGCGTTCTGGAATATCATTCTCTCCTGACCAAGTGTAGGAGCAGAATTATCTGTACCCCGCATAATATCAGGAGTTCCACCACTCTTATTAAACAGAGCTTCCACAAAGTCCATATAAGGTAAAGCTTCTGTATTCATTCCACCAACTGATATTTTCTGGACTCCTTCTTTGGGGTCTTTGACTACAAGAACGTCCATATTCTTAGCATTAGTCACTGACTTAGCAAGTTCTTTATTTGTTGGGTCAGCAAGAATAAGGTCTTTCTGAGATTCGGCCTGCTCTCTTGCGTTCTTAGCTACAATATTAATTGACACATCTTGGTCATGCCAGAACCAAGCAGGAGGAATAGGCACAGAACAGTTAGGAAAGAATTTATATCCAAGATAATCATAAGGAGATTCTTTAGGACCATCCTCTTCAACTTCTACGTCCCTCTGGCATTATGGTGATTGTAACATTTTCATCGTACAGATAAAGGTCTATGAAGGTTGTATAATCTCTGATAGCGTACTTTCCAAGATTGAAGTCAGGATTAGTAAGATTCTCAGGAGAGAAATCGCTTGCTAACTTACAGTCAGGTTCAATATAATCTGCTATCTGATTACCGTGCTTATCCTTGCCCTTGAATAACTCTTTTGCATACTCGGTAGGAAGTCTATAAACATCTCCCTCAAAGATAAAATCACTTCTAGTCTTGCCAATAGGGTCTCCAATGTAATCAGAGTCATGGATTACTTTTATTGTAGGATGCCCACTCTTGATTACTTCATTATCAAAGTTAATATTTCTATCATACTCTGTAAATACTCTAGTAATACCAGCACCAAACATTGAATTAATAGCTACTGGAATAAACACATTCTCAGCAAGATTCATCTTCTTTTCAATAAGATAATTCAATGCTAGTTTAGTTGTATAGGCCCAGGGACGATAGTTAGTTACTAGAGTAGTGACATCTACTTTAGGATTTCCTTCTACCAGATAAGGAACAATAGTAAACACTCCCCTATCAAGAATATTAACAAGATGTTCTCTTGCGTACTGACTGTCAAAGAAACCACTGGCCCACAGTCTCAGAAGCTTCATCTCATTTTTTAAAACTACCTCATTCTTCTTCTGCCATAACTTACAAAGACGCTGTAATCTAAGAGGAAAAGGAGTCTTTTTATCTGTCTCATAAAGTTGATGTTGTTTCTTTGCCATGATTTACTCTAAAATAAGAATCTTTTACTATCCTTCTTTTCTCTTTGTTTCTGTTCTTCGTATTGCTGTCTATAATATTCAAAACTTCCTTTGGGAATCCTGTTAGGAGAAGGAACACTTCCCTCAATCTGTTCTTTCATACCAAGAACACACAGTCCCATTGCGATACCCCTGTCACCGTGACGCTCTGCTGCTCCAGTGGAGAGGTCTGCCTTAGAGGAAGCAACAATTCCCTTACCTTTTTCATTGAATACATAATCTGCTAACTCATCCAATAATTCTTCATCATGGATTATTAGACATCTCCATTCTGATACTGATTTTTTCTTAGTAGTCAATCCAGCAGATAAAGCTACCGCAAGTTCACTAAGAAGCTTTTCTTTTGAATTGGGATTAGAGGCCCAACCCCATTTCTTAACTTTCTTTCTAGTCTTGGAGTCCTCTCTACGCTGGGTATATCTATTAGGATAACCCCAATAATCAAGTCTATTACCAAAATTCTGTCCACAACCAGCGTTGCTTTCCCAAATAATAAAAGGCCAATCTACTCCACCAACCCAGGAAGCAAGAGCAACTGAAATATCTGCTAATTCCTCTGGCTTGGTATTTGAATCTGCCCATGACCCAACCTGTTCTCCAGTATTCACATCTGTTATCATAATAGCAGAGTTAGCTGAACCTAATCCATAGGAAGGGTCAACACCAAAGATATAATTGTGTCTCTGATTAGGTCTCCTAAAGGGAAGTTCTCCCCACCACTCCAACCTCCTCTGACCATAATCCCAATAAACCTCAACCTCACCTTCCATTGGATTATCAGAAAAGAATAGCTCTCCTCTAAAGTCTGGAGGACGAATATCTTTTTTCCTGATAGCTTCTAGCATTACTTGGTCAAATGGGGCATCAGAAGCACCATGAGGTACAGCACAGACGTTACAGATAAAGTCCCTTCTATTACCAAGACGTTTGTAGTTCTCATAATCAAAAAATGGAGAACGGTAAGGAGACGGATAATTCAATAATCCATCTGCTACAAATTGAATCTTATCACTATTAGGGTCAAACTCTTCAATACAAGAAAGAATAACCACATTCTCATCTGCCAATGAGTGAAACTTATCTCTGTAATAATCCCAATCTATTATCTCAATCTGTCCTGGTTTTGGTGTCTCATATAGTCCTGCTCTTTCCTCTGGATTGTCATACCAAAGCAGCGATACAAGCTCTGTAGTAGGTTTGTGAATGACTTTATTGAAGGTGTGATTAACACCCAACCAATGAGTAGAACTATAAATAATGCAATTACAGACATCGTGAACTGACCCCTCAATTGCTTCTGCTATAGTATAATCTACACGCCCAAACTCGTCTAACAATAGACCAGTGGCACGACTTCCAGCAGAGAATGATTCATTTGTGGTTTCCCCTGTCATTGAAGAACCTGTTTCTGGAATTATGATGTTCATATCCTTACGGTTCTTATTCGGGTCATATCCACTACGAATCTTCCACCAAGTAGGAAGGCACTCCATAACATTATCAACTTTTGCAAAGAGCGTATATGGGTCTCCAAAGTTATCAACTAACTCTTTCTTACGAGAACCCAAAATAAAGTGGGCATCTGGCTCTAATAGACACTTTGCTGTAAATATTTTACAACATAACTCAGATGCACCCTGCTTACGAGTTTTATTTATACCAACATCTTTACCTATATCCAAACAATCATCTAAAGTCAGAACCGCAGGAACCTGTGCTGGCCTTAAAATAAATGGACGGTTACGTTCTCCTGCTTTTTTCTGTGGATTAAGTGTCCAGGCCACAGTATTAAACCAAATTGGCAGATAATCTCTGCACAATTGTAGAAATATTTCTTGACCTTTTAAATTTCCAGTAAGTAACTCATGTAATTTAATTCTAAACTTTAGATTTTCCCCTATTTCCAGAGGAATTTGCTTAAAAAAATCTTCCGCATTATCAAAAGGTTTAATTATCATCTGTCTCTTTGAAAAAACTTATTTAATATTGGACATATTTCTTTCTTAAACCATTTAAAATCCTCATCCTCAATCAACAACCTGTCCAACATATTCAAAAATTGCTCATAAGTAAGTTCAGTTATAGGAGTTCCATTATATGTTGGTAATCCCCAATAAGAACTATCCTCATTCATTTTCTTTCTCCACAAATTTACACTCAATTTCCTTATTTTCTACTGCTGCGGCTAACGCACCCGCAAATCCAAGTATCTCATCCTTGACATTGCCCTTCAATTCCAGCACTTTCTTATCAATTTCTACTCTTCTGGTATCTGAGAAGTATTCTGGTAACCTAGAACAGAGCAGTTGGAACAATAATTTCCCATTTCCAGGGATAAATTTAGCAGGAAGTTTCTTCTTGGCTGACTGAATCCACTTGACCTTAGTGGGGTTCTGGGGGTCTTGGATTGCTTTGTAGCGGATTTCCTCACCACCGTCCACCCAATGCCCAAGAGCCTGCTCAAAAGCGGTCTTGACCAACTCAATGTCGCCCATGCTCTTTCCGGCCTGGATAGCCTCTGCCAGCGTGGGAAACTTGGCCTCAAGCCTCTTCAACCAGCCTTCGGGGTCTTTGCCAGCAAAGCCTAACAGAATACCCACATCAGCTAAGGTGTATCCCTGGGCCGTGAGATTCTGCACTACGGGAAGTAAATCAGCAGAAATATCACTGCGTTTCTGGATTTCAAACTTCTTAATTGTTCTTTTCTTAGTAGCCATAAAGCGTGCTGGGTGAGGAATATCTTGATTATCTTGTGTTAAACACCAAGAATTTAATCTAATTCCCCAAGACTAACGTAAATTCTACCACTGCCATGTTCTTTTTTAGGGGGATAATCCACTTCTCTTCCTCCTGAAATCATACAATCTGAACACCAGGCGTAGAAACTATCTCTATCATCTCTTCTGTAAAATTTTTCTACTGGCAATTCTTTTTTACAATTCTTACAAACTTTTTTACACATTTTTCTGCTCCAAGTAAAACACTAAAGTATAGAATCCCACAAGCTACTTATCTTTAGCGTTTCTGAGCTTTCAGCATTGGTACGCTACAGATAGCTTATCTGAGCGTTTGTTAGCCAGAGGCTTTGGTAACGCTACTCATAGTTATTAATCTACTTATCTTTCCTTAGTACCAAGGAACTATCAGTAAGTTAGCGTTAGCCCTAGGTGGCTCTCCTAGCCACTGGCTATCCATAGCCAAAAATAAAAGCTACATATAGCTATACGAATGAAACACCCGATTTGTTCGCATAAAAATCTGAAAAAAATAAAATATTTTATAAATAGTTATATAATAATAACTTACAATAAGCAAATTCTTCTTGACAACATACCTCTCTAAGACTCATTATCGGACCCAATCTTGACAAGCTACCTCTCTAACTTGGTCATTTTGAAGGGTTGGAGTCAAGAACATTCTTCAAAAATTTTTGGTCAAGAAGCGAACAAACCCCGAACCCATGACGTATAGATAATAAAAACATGATTATGAAAGGGAATGATAATGATAAGTAGATGTAAGTTTTGTGGAGACATCGCCCCACAGGGCAGGACAATGTGTGATTCCTGCTTTAGATTGGAATATGAGGATGAACCTTATTATCCTGTAGAAGATTCTTATGATGATTACGAAGAAGATACTTACAACAGTTGAGGAATTTAGACTCTGGTTGGATTCCAATAAAAGCCCTGTAACGGCTCTAGACTTTGAAACTACGGGTTTAGAGTATCTGAGCATGGAGTTTGTAGGGTTTAGCCTTTGTAGAGGCTCTCAGGCGTGTTATACGGCAAATCCTGAATTGCTTAAACTGCTGGCAGAGGAAGTACAGTCTGGACTCTGGTTATTCCATAATGCTGTATTTGACCTTAAATGTCTGAGGAAGTTCTGTGATACCGAGCCTGAGTCCATATTTTGTACTCTGGTAGGTGCTAAGTTGTGTGATGAGAACAGGTTAGCAAAACGAGCCTACTCCCTAAAGACTCTAGCTATTGAGTGGTTAGGGATTCCGTGCCAATATGTACACAGATATGACGAAGTGAGTGCAAATGTACACAGTGAGGAGTTCTATGACTATGCCATGAATGATGCAATCTGGACCTATCAGTTGTGGAAACATGAGATGGTGCAGCTTGAGAAGGAGAATCTGCTCTATGTGGCACAAGAGATTGAGATGCCCTTCCAGCTTGTACTGGCTGATATGGAGATGAATGGGGTATTGGTAGATTTAGTTAAAGTGGAGGCATTTAAGCATGAGTGTGCAGACATACTTATTCATATTGAAAGTGAGATGTTGGAAGTATTTGGCAAGGAACATCAGATAACAGTTGATTTATTTGGACAGAAGCAGTATGATAGTCCGATAAACTTTAGAAGTGGTAAACAGCTTGCTCCTTATATTGAGTCTTTGGGGGCTAATGTAGAATACAATAATAAGACAGGTAATCCTATGCTGGACAGCAAGCAGATAAAGAGAATGAGAGAGGAAACTCCTCATCCCTTCTTTAATCTTCTTCTCAAGTACAAGAAAATGACCAAGCTTTATACGTCTTTCCTTGCTCCAGCCGAGAAGTTTATTGGCTCAGATGGTAGAATACGTCCATCCTACGGATTGGTAACAACTGGTAGATTGTCATGCTCTGACCCTAATTTACAGCAACTTCCTAATCCAAAGAAAGAACCCATAGAATTTAATTATAGAGAGATATTTATCCCAAAACCTCGGCACTTATTGATAAAAGCCGATTATTCGGGACAAGAACTTAGAAATTTAGCGGAGGTTTCCCATGATAGCAATATGCGTAACGCTTTTAATCGGGACTTTGATTTGCACTTGCTTACTGCTACTAGAGTGTTTGAGATTGAGGCAACAGATTTGGAGCTTACAGACGGAACTCCAGAACATGAGGAAATTGTTAAAAAATACAAACAAAAGAGACATCAAGCCAAGAACGGAATTAACTTCCCAATTGTCTATGGAGCAACAGCAAGACGAATAGCTGCGGACAATGCAGTACCGGTAGAAGAGGCCCAAAGGTGGTTAGATGAGTTTGATGCTCTTTATCCAGAGGTTCCTCTTTGGAAGGAGCGAGTCAAGAAACTGCTAGCTAGACAGAAATATGTAACTACTCTGATGGGCAGAAGAAGAAGATTCCCTGAATATAGCAAATATGCTAACAAATGGAAACGGATGAAGATGGAGCGTCAGGCAGCTAATTTCCAGATACAGGGGTTTAGTGCAGACCAAGCCAAGATAGCAGGGATACAGGCTAGGAAGATACTGTCAAAATATGGCGGTTTTGTTATTCTTATGGTACACGATGAGTTGGTGTTTGAGGTTCCAGAGAAGCATTGTGAGGCATTTGCCAAAGAGTTAAAGACTATTATGGAAGGTTGTGTTTCTCTAAGCGTTCCTTGTATTGTTGAAGTAACGGTGGTAGAAAACTATGGCTAGAAAATTAAAATTATTGGAAAAAAGATTTGGACGACTTGTGGTAATTGCAGACGCAGGTTCAAGAAAACAGAAATATGGTGCAGATTCTTTATGGTTATGTAAATGTGATTGTGGAAAAGAGAAGATTATACTAGGAAAAAGTTTAAAGAATGGAAGCACAAAAAGCTGTGGTTGTTACTTTAAAGATTCTACTAGAAAAAGAATGAGCCTATCTAAAGGAGAAGCAGCTTTAAATAAAATTTATTCTAAATATAAATATCAAGCTAAAATTAGAAAAATCTGTTGGAAATTAACTAAGAAACAATTTAAAGAAATTACTAGTAAGAGATGTTATTTATGTGGAGTATCCCCTAAACAATCAATAAAGAAAAGTAATCCTAAATTTAATGGAGATTATATTTATAATGGAATAGATAGAATTGATAACAACAAAGGTTACACTATAGATAATGTTGCAGCTTGTTGTGGAAAATGTAATAAAATGAAATTAAATTTATCTTATGATGAATTTTTAGAACATATTAAGAAAATATTATATAGACCAGGATTTGATGTGGAGGATTTATATTATGAAGAAATCAATGAGAAATAAAGAAATTGTACAGTTGGCAGTCAAGAAAGCCATTAGGTGTAGAGAAGCCAAAGAAGTATTAGAGAAGATATATTGGACTAAGAAGATGCAGGAAGTCAAAGAAGGTAAATATAACTTGTACAAGGAGATAAAATGAGAAAGTTCACATTTCAGATTAAAGACATGGTAATGATAGATTGCTGTGGTATTGTGGGTATGGTAGTAAATATACTTATAGGACCAAAGGATACTAAGTATCTAGTTAGTTATCAGGGTCCAGATGGACAGCCTGTTGAGAAGTATTTTTATGATATAGAATTAAGTAATACTCCATTAACAAAGTTTGGATTTGGAGGTAATAATGATTAATTTTAATAATGTTAAGCGTGGAGATATTCTTAGGCACATTCAGTCTAATAATAGCTATGTGGTAGAAAAGATTACTTCTAATAATTCTCCTGTATTGGTTGGAATTGTTATAGCCACCAATCCTGCTGAATGGACAAAGATATGTAAGGAATGTGGAAAGGAAGAATAATGAAATTAAAAAGTAAAAAGAAAAAATCAAAAAAGAAAGACCAGGGAAAGGAGATGCCTTGGCTTAGATTTTCTATAACTGTACCCTATGTTTGGAGATAGTCTGAAATTAATTTGAGAAAAAATATATTTCAAATTTTTTGATTTATTGGGACTCCTAAAGTAAGTCCGATAACTTGATTATATATACTATTTTGGAAAAATAAAAATATGCGTTTTTGGAATAAAAATGAGAGATATGATGTAATATTTTGGTTATATGTATTACTATTTGCTATAGTAGTTATGCTGCTCTTAAGTTCTTATTCATAAACTATTTAGGAATATTTTGGTCTTAGGTGGAGGTGAATAGTAACCTCCCCTACTTCCTTTATTTATATTCCCCCTACCTCCCCCCACACGCACGGGCATACACGAGACAATAGCTACAAACTACTACAATTGTAGAAGATAATACCATACATGACTACAAATGTAGTCAATTGATGGTCAGTATACCAGTAGGCAAAGCCCATGATGGGCACTCAAGAGCTAATTGATATAATCATTACATATCATACTATAAGAAAATCTCATAGAATTATCATAATTGGTAATGTTAGTGAAGATTGTTATATTCAACACAATACCCACTAAACCACATAATCATCATATCCACTATAGGTAATTTTATCCCACTATATCATACAATACCCATATCCAATACAATTGATTCTACTATTCTATAAATCAATTCTACTATTATCTATATAAGTACAATATAGACTATATCTAATGCGTTCCGCATACTCATTCTAATTGCTATAATTGATACAATCTGCCATAGCAAATACCGTGCCAGAATCCCATTAGAGAAGTTTGCTGTCAAGGACATTTAGACAGTTGGTTGTCAAGCACAATTTTTTCAAAAATCTTGTTTGCCTACTTGACATTGTATCCTTTATATGCTATACTTTACACAGTTGGGCAAGGATTGCCAGAGACGGGCACGGACAAGCCCGCTTGACAAGTTGATATTGTAACCTTATTAATGGAAGGAAAGACTATGAGTAAGAATGAGACCAAAATCACAAGAGAACGCAAAGTTAAGCTGTCAGACAATGCCGAGCAAAACGTGAAGGTTTTTGCCTGTGCGAGGTTGAATAAGGCCCTTGCTGGAATACGGGTATTTGGCAATTGCTACGGCTCAAAATTCCAATGGACGAACGAGCAGATTGAAATAGCCGAACAAGCAATACTGACAGCAGCAGAAACAGCAATACAAAATCTACGAACGGGCAAAAAGATTGCAAGTAGTGGTATCAAGCTGTAACAGCTTGTCCGTAATACTGGACTATTGCTTATATAGGATAGTCCAGAATTATTGACAATCTATTGACAAGAGGATACAATGAATAAACCAAAACAAACAATAATCCAATTAAAGCAAATAGTCAATACTGTTAGAGAATTGACGGAGTACAATGGTTGTTATAATCCAAAACGATATAACAACTATTTACCAAAAAAGGAAAAACATTCTACTGTTAAACTATAGGGATACAATATGCTAAGAGAAATTGATGATTTTGACAAACAGGCAGAACGTGAGTCTATTGCACTTAAAAAGCAGAGACGAACAAACAAACAACATAAGAAACATATCAGACAGCAAAGAGAGTACAATCTATCTAACTTTGATAAACTATTCGGGAACAAGATATGAGAATACGTAAGTATAGACTATTTACTGGTGTTGAAGAGCCGTTCCCTGAACGGACTATAAGAATACAATCACGCAAGATTGTACGCAATCGCAATCCAAGACAAATAAACCTACAAAGAATAAATGCAATCAAGCAGATTGCTGCAAATAAAGAAACATTCAAACAACTAAAGGATATAAGACTATGAAAACACTACTAAACAAAATTGATTCAGATTTATATAATATACTAATTGTCAGTATATTGGCTTATATATCACTTTGTTGATGGAGAATTAATTATGAGTTTAGGCGATGTTACTAAATGCGATTTAAGCTTTGGTGAAGCAAAGCTGGATTACAATGAATTAAAGCACGTATTGAGAAGTCATTTTCTCAGCAAGATAAAAGAATTAAAGAAAACAACTGATTCTTATTTTGAAGATGGCGATAGTAATTATACTCCAGCTTTTTTGTGTACTGTACATGGCAAACAGTTGGAGTTTATTGTAGAAAGCATTAGACGAACAGCAGAGTTGTTATATACTCTGGAGCAAAGCAATCCATTTGAGAAAGAAAACAAGCGAACAATTACATGGGAGGGAAAGCTTTAACAGTATCAATTCTTTGTTTCCATTTTGAGTTTATTTGGTAAGGATTAAATTATGTCTGCCTTTTACAATAGAGAAAGAGCCAAACAGTTGATAGATTTTAATGGATTAAAATATAAAAACAAGGATTGTACTGATATTGATTATATGATGGAAGTTAATGGTAAGTTATTTATATTTGGAGAAGTAAAAACAAAAGGAAAAGAACTACCAACAGGCCAAAGATTAATGTTTGAACATTTATGTAAAGCAATATATCCAATTCCTGTTATAGTGTTTATTGCAGAACATGAAGTTATAAATCCTGATGATGATATAGTTTTAAAAGATTGTAAAGTAGTGAAGTATTACCATATTAATAAATGGCATGATGATTGTAATATATCTTTTTCAGAAGCAGTTGAATGTTTTTTATGTCAAAATGGTTTTCAGAACTTAATTGAGGATTAAATTATGACTACTTCATTACATCATTCTGGAATAACTGGTAAAGGAATAGAATCAGTTTATTTTAGTAATGGAGATAAAACTGGATGGAAAACATTTTTAGATTATGGTGAAGTAGAGCAATCCGCTAAAATACAAGGATGGTTAAATAAACATAATCTTGCACCTAAAGTGCTGTCTGAGATAATTGAAATAGAAATAATTGGAAGTATTATGATTAATCCGTATTCTTTTAAATGTCCTGTTTCTGGAGTAAACTTACACTACATAAAAAGTAAAAATATCTTAGAATTCTTTGATGGTAAATCTTGTAAGTATCGCCATGCTAATTGTCTTGAGCAGTTAAAAGAAGTAAAAGCAACAGTATGGGGATATTTAACAGAGGAAGTACCCATTATTGCAAGAGGATTAAAATTAGAAAAACATAAAGAGTATTACAGGAAACTATTAGATAATTTAGAAGAAATAGAAATGGAAGGAAGTATGGATTTACACGATGGAAATTGGGGAGTATTGAATAATAATCCTGTAGTATTGGATTGTGGAAAACACTTCATTAATGAGTCTTATAAATGTAATGATGAACTATATGAATTAATATATGGAAAAAAGAAGGAGAAAGACTATGTTTAATGATGATTTAAAACTTACTCAAGAACAGCTGGAGATAAGAGATAAATGAGAACATTTAATATAAGAGAAAGACTTGCAAACAGGGGAATGATTCTAATAATAGACAACGGAGGTTGGTTTGTTACAGACAATGGTGTTAAGCATCCATTTGAGAAAAGATTTAAGTGTCTGGAAGATGTAGAGTTGTTTGCTAAATGTCAAGAGAATAAACAATTGAAAGGAAATTAAGATGGATTACAATGAAAGAATTAGTCAGTGTGATGTTGATATTGCAAGATTGCAGGATGAGAAAGCAAGGTTAGTTAAAGAGAAAGAAAAGAATGAAGAAAAGATATTTTATATTGGAGAAATATATCCTGCATTTTTTGATGGAGTTGTTAAGAATTTTATGTTAGTAAAATTATACACCAATAATTCTGTATGCGTAGCTTTAATAGGGATGGATGAACAATACAAAGGTGAAGCTAAACATCGCATAGCCCCAATTCCAATTCATGTAGATTCAAATGGAAAGAAATATACTAAATATCTTCCTACTTCTTATCCTTCTGATTTTGGATTGGATAGAAAATATGCTTGGAAGAATGGCAACTATTAATGAGGAGAATAAGATGTACACAAACAGAAACTTTAAGAGTAAAAAAGCATTAAAAGAGGCAGTAAATAACGGTGAAAAGGTTAGCTACTATCAGCCCGGTCCTTTTGGTGGTAATGAACCTAAAGATGGTACAGTATTTATTGAAGGGCCGCATTATCCTGAGCCTCACAGGTGGTATGCACAATGTACTGTAAAAGATGGTTATATTACTAAGGTGAAGTAATGAATCTAAAAGAAAAGCATTGGTATCAAAGAAGTAGGATACTTATCTATAAACTATTTGGAGAGGATGCTCCATTATTTATAGATATACTTGCAGCTACTTCTCCAAGAAAGAGAATAAAAGAGAACTGGAGATGTGCAGTAAGAATATACCATAGCTATAAGAGAGGCAAAGTTAATTGGTATGGTATAATGGAGACTCAGAAAGCTAATGTACAGCGTGCGTTAGATAGAGAACCATTATCAGGAGATAAGGTATTTGCTTTCTCTGAGAATCTAAAGGGAGACTTGACCGCAGTTACGGTTGATACATGGATATGTAAGGCATATAACATAAAGAATCTAACACCAAAGAGAAGGAGGTTTATTACTAATGACATAAAAGATAAAGCAAGAGAGTTAGGAATGTTTCCTGCTGAATATCAAGCTATTCTTTGGTGTGATATAATAAGAAAAGCAGGAATTAAACCAGTATCGTATGAAGATGTAGTAGATAAACAATTATATTTATGGGAGAATTAAAATGTTTACAGTAACTAATCCAATAATAATATCAGGAATTACACAATTACTTAATGAAATGTCAGCAGATGTAGATAAGTTTGATGATATTGTCAGAGAACATTATGAAAGTTGTGATATACATGAAGTAAGATTAATAATATCCTGCATGATGTCTCTTCTTTATTTTTGGAAGGAGGAGTATGAAGAAACACAAAAAGAACAACCAGAAGAATAATAGACTGACTGATAAAGAAGCTAAACAATTTGATGAAATGTTTAAGGAGTTTGTCAAAGATGAATCTAAAAGAATTAGAGAAACTTAGTCCATATCCAATAAATTATGTGAATAAATGGAGGTATGAACATGGAGCATTTTTTCCAAAATTTAGCACTTTTTACTGTAGAATAGAGATTAATAAAGACCTTTCAGAAGATGTAAAATTAGCAACATTGGCCCATGAAGTAGGCCATGCACTTTGTTATAAAAAAGGATGTAAATGTATGGAATATGCCCATGAGCTAGGAACTCATATCTCAAGTAAATATACCATGACAGAATATCATGCCAATAAATTCGCCATTAAATTTCTTCTTGAAAATAAACAAAAAGAAGCATTGAAGGATATAATAAAAGTAATACTAGAAGATTCACAGGATTATTTTAATGGTGCCCACCAAAAAGCTTGTAAGAAGATAATGAAGTTAAAGTTGTGGAAGAAAGCATTAGACTTTGTAGAGGAGAACTAAATGATAAATCCAAGAGTAGCAGCAAAGATAGTTGAGTTTGAGATGGGCAATCTAACAGAGTTGGAGTCAGTAGAGTTAATTGCAGAGCTTATTAAGAGTGGTATCGCGTGGCAATTACAAGGAATGTATGGTAGAATGGCTAAGAGATTAATTGAGGCTGGAGTTATATCACCAGAAGGTAAAGTAAATTATTCAATATTTGATGGTCATAAACATCAGGAGTTTTAATATGAAACCACCTAAAGAATGTCCTGATTGTGGGGGAGTGATAAAAGTAATAGACACCATTCTATATGATGGAGCGTGTTGTCCTATAGAATTTGATGCAGCGGAATGTATAGAATGTGGATATATAGAATATCCTGGCTTTGATTATGAGGATTAAATTATGTCTGGATGGTTAGTGTTATTGATAGTAATTGTAATTGGATTCTATTTATTTTGTGGAGGTAAATAAGATGTGTTTAGGTAGTGCAGTTGGTGAAGTAAAAAAGAAACAAATAATAGATTCTCTTACTAAGAAAGGATATATAAAAGTATATAAAGTTGCTGATAAATTCGGCAGGAGATTTGGTTCTCCAATATGGGATTATACAAGATATAAAGCAAATACAATACAAGATTCAAGTTATGTAGAAAGAGAGAAATATAGTAGCTATATTGGTGATGCTGGATGGCATGGATTCTTAGATTATGAAGGAGCAAGAGTTTATGCTAATGGAAATACTAATAAGATACTAATATGTTATGTAAAACCAGAATGGATTATACAAATAGGAGAAATATGTTTTGACTATTGGTTACCCACAAAAGTAAATCATCTCACTGTTAGAACTTCCAAGATATTCTTTCCAGACTTTCCTAATCGTAGAGCTTCTATAAAAGAATTTAGAAAAGCATTAAAGAAGGAGAAAGATAATGGATAGTCAAGTACAGAAAAGAATAGATGAGGAACTTCCTCGTAAAGTTTATTCACATCCTAATAGGATTATGTGTACTATCTTAGAGGAGATGCGGGATTTATTTAAGACATATAACTTTGCACCACTGATGAGTCTTATTGAAGAGGCACAGGTGGTAGCAGATAGAATGGAATCAGCAATTGATATGAAGAGAACAATGGTGGAATTACACAAAGAGATGCACGAACTCAAACAGGCAAGGAATAAACTGAGAGAAGAATGTGAGAATCTTATTAAAGAATCACAAGAGTTGAGAACCAAGCATGAGCAAGAAGTCACAAAGTATATTGATACTTTAGAAAAGTCAGATGTCAAGGAAAAGGAATGAATAAACATAAATTAAAGTATCAGAAGAAATGGAATAAATCCTCTCTTGGAAAAGCAGCTAAGAAGAAATATAGACAATCAGCAAAGGGCAAGGAAGCCGCAAGGAGAGCAAGAAAGAAGTATAAAGAGATATTGAAAAATGAAAAGATGTAGTAAATGTAAAAAGAACAAACCTAAGAGTAATTTTAGGGCAGTAAACTATGGTGATGGAAGTTGGGATTATGAAGCATGGTGCAAGGATTGCCATAAAGAATATGTAAAACAGCATCCAAGAAAATATGATTTAGATAAAGTACGTGGAAAGGGAGCCAATAAATATAGAGCTAATAAGTTTAATGAACAAGGTGGTTGTTGTGCTATCTGTGGCAAAGAAGAAAAAAGTTTGAAGAAGAAGATGGCGTTAGACCATAACCATGAAACAGGAAAATGGAGAGGATTGTTGTGTAATGGGTGCAACTTAAAGCTCGGATGGACGGAGAAAAGATTAGATAAAATATTAATTTACTTAGAAAAATATAAGTAAACATATTTCATTCATCACTATATAAAACTATATATCTATACGAATGAAAATGAAATTTGTTCGCAAGAATTTACAAAATATTTCAACTTTCTTCTAAGTCCTGCCAGGATAGAAACTTATGAGCCAAGAAATTTTAGGTAGTGACATCAAAAGGAGTAGTACCAATTATATATACCAATAGTGGTAGATGAAAAAGTAAAATTGTTCTTGAAAGGAGACCTCACTATGATTGTAAGGTAAGTGTCAAGGAGATTGTGTCAAGGAAAATCTGAAAAGTAATGAACAAATGCCGGAGCTACGGCGTATATATAGATATGGAAGAACAAACTTTAAAAATTTGTAAAACGTGCGGAAGAGTCTTGAGAAAGGAAAAAGATTTTAGGATATGTGGAAAGTATCAAGCAAAGGAATGTAAGAAGTGCCAAGCATTAAAGAACGTATCTTATCAAAGAAAATCTGACTATAAAAGAAAGTATGGAATTACTGTAGAAGAATATAATAGTTTATTAGAAAGTCAAGATTACTCTTGTAAGATTTGTGGAAAAAATGAAGATGAATTTAAGTATCATCTTTGTGTTGACCACAACCATGAGACAGGAGAAGTTAGAGGATTACTGTGCAAGTCTTGCAATACTTTTTTAGGAAAGATTGAGTATAATTTAAACAAGGCAGTTAAGTCTATTGAATACTTAAGAGAATATGAATAGTATATATTATAGAGAGGAATTAATTATGACTGAAAAAGAAAGAGACAGCCGTATTGCAGTATTGAATCACAAGATGAATCAGCAGGGTCAGGACTTGAGAGATTATTATACTGCAACAAAGAAGCATTGGAAAGAAACACAGCTTAGAATTAGTCAAGAGTTACAGATGGCAGAAGTATTAGGATTAGCAGAAGTGGGTGCATTAGCTGCATACATGGGCAACAAGATGATGCTTGCAGGATTTGAGGCAGGATTGGATGAACCATTTGAAACTGACCCTAAGATGGAAGCACAGTTAGAAGAAGTAAGACAAAAGTTTCTTGCTAAAATAGAAGAGATTAAGAATGGAGAATAGGTATGAAGTATACTAACAAACACAATTTACCTGAAAGAGTATTGAGAGTTATTCGTGGTAACTTTAAAGAACCTAAGAGACCTGATATTAATAGGATGAGTGTTACTGATTTAATTAAGGAAGCACTTATTCGTACTCTCTATATAGAGAAGTGGGATGATATTGTAGTAGATTATTCTGACTTCCTTAAATCTACACAAGGCAATGCTTTACACGATAGGTATGAGATATTTGCAGATGATGATGATGAGGCAGAAGTAAAATTAGAAGATGAGTTTCCTGGGATTACTTTGGTAGGTAAGGCAGACAATAAGATAGATGATTATATCTTAGATGTAAAGCAGACTAAAGTATATGGTCCTCAATATAAGTTAGATGAGTGGACTAAGCAGGGCAATATCTATGTATGGCAAAGACGTAAGCGTGGAGAGGAAGTTAATAGAATACTTATTGATGTATGGTATAGAGACTTTGATGATAGACACACTAATTACAAAGGTTATCCTAAGTGTGGAATGGAAGTAATAGAATTACCAGTGTGGAGCTTTGAAGAACAACAGCAGTATATAGAGGACCAACTTCACTATCATGCAATGAACGCTCATACAGAATGTTCAGATGAGCAGAAAGGAATTAGGTGGGAAGTATATAAGAATACTAATAAGACTCCATCTAAAGTAGAGCAGACTAAGGAAGCTTGTGAGAAGTGGATTAAGAAGGAACAAGCCAATCCAAAGAACAGTAAGAATAAGTATAAGGTGGTGAAGAGTGAGGCTAAGTTCTGTAACTATTGTAAATCTAAATCAGTTTGTCCATATTATTTAGGAGAAAAGAAATGAAAAACAAAATTAAAATTGAAGATAAATATTATACAGTAGAAGAAATTAAAGAAGCATTGAAGCTAAGACAAAATAAAATTTATAGACCTGGAACATTTTTTGATGAAGAAGATGGAGGGAGATATATTTTAACTGGATTTTTTATGAATGGTAATGAGTATGCTATGCTAGTAAATATAAATGATGGAGGTAGATGGGGAGACCCAATTGAGGTAGAAGATTTTTTAGAAGTAACTCAAGAAGAACTTAATAAGTTAACTGAAGATGGTGACTTTGAATTAGTAGAAAAATAATTTGAAAGGAAAGTAAGATGTCAGATGAATTAAGATTTCATGTTGGAATGAGAGATGATGTACTTGTATTTGAAAGAACTAATAGTGTAAATCTTTTAGGCATTGGAGTTTCAAAAGATATAGTATCTCACTATATAGATGAAGAGAATACAGAAAAATATCATTTTGTTATTCTAAATTACAAAGAAGCAAAGGAGTTAGTTGAAGCAATTAATAAAGTAATTGAAAGGGTAGAATAATGGCATGGAAAGAGTTCAGTGAAATGAAACCAACAGACCAGATGTATGAGAAGAAGAAACAGGCAATGATTGTAGCACAAAATGCCTTGTCTCATGCTACTCAAATTGTGATGGGTCTTGGAGCATCGGGACTAGATGAATTTACTCTGACCAATGTTACCAAAAGAATTAAAGAAACAGCAGAGAGTCTTACCTTGTGGGTGTATGGTCAGGCAGAAGTATTGACAGCAGCAGAAGCACCTAAGCCTACAAAGAAACCTGTAAAGAAAGAAGCTAAACCTGCATCTCCCCCTGCTCCCCAGCTTGAAGAGAAGAAAGTATTGGATGCAGTAGCAGAGATACTTGGAGTAATAGAAGATGATAAGCTTAGAGTTAGAGTAAGAGATTGGGTACACGCACAGGTGGGTAAGTATGCATATCCTAAGAAGATGGCAAGTGTAGATAAAATAGTAGAAGATTTGAAAGGATAATATAATGGCAACTCCAGTGTGGAAAACAAAGTTTGGTAGTATTGAAATAGCAGCGTGGCAAAGAGAATCTGAGAAATATGGTACTCAGACTTCTTTCTCAATGAGTAAATCCTATAAGGATAAGAAAGGTAATTGGGTAAATCAAACATTCTACTTCTCTTCTGTAACTGAGATGCTTAACACAGTTCAAGCAGTACAGGAAGCGTTAGCTTTTAAGTTTAAGAAGAGTGGTGTAGAGCAAGTAGAGGATGAACCAGCAGACGATATTGGAGTATAATTATGATTAAAGATATGACTGAAATAAAGAATGTACAGACAAAGATTAGTGAATTAGAATTTCGTCTGGGTCAATTAAAAAATAGATTGAAACAACTAGAGAATCCTATGTATAAAACAGGAAAAATGTTCAAAGATAGCTGTGGAGATTATTATCTATTAGCTCAAGTAGGTTTTGGTAAGTTTTGTTTAATTGACATAAGAACTGGAAATAGATATGATGACCCAAAGCTACTTGATGGGCATAAATTTACATTGCAAGAGATACAGGATAAACTATTCAGCCGTGCAACACTGACTCCGGTTAATATAAAAATAACTGAGGTATAACATGATTATCCGGCCTAACGGTGAGAGCGTGGAGAAAACAATGAATGAACCACAAAAATTTGGAATACGTACTGGCTTTGAGAAACTTGACCAAACTATTCTAGGTTTACGTCCTTCTCATCTAGTTACTGTAGCTGGAGTATCTGGAATAGGTAAGAGTTCTTTCATGGCAGACTTGGCAATAGCTGGAGCAAGAGAAGTTCCTGTAGCAATGTTTAGTCTAGAGATGGGTACAGATTTAATGTATGATAGATTGGTGTGTAACTTTGCAGACATTAACTATCATAATAAGGTATTGGGTGAGTTGTCTCCCCAGGATTTAAGAGATTTGAATAAAGCAAGTAAAGCAATAGAGAAGTTAAATGACATAGTAATAGACCACGAATCTGATACCATGTACCCGTCTTGGATACGTAAGAAAGATGATGCTCCTGAAAATTCTTTAGAGTTAGCTATTGAAAAATACTATAATCAGTATGGATGCAGATTATTCTTTATTGATTACGTTCAGATTGTGAACTATGGATTCAAGACTGAGAGTGAAACTCTAAGAGTTAAAGCATTGACAGGTACGTTGCATAAGCTCTGCTTACAGTTTGATGTACCTATTGTAATCTTTGCACAATTAAAGAAGGAAGTAGGAGATGTGAAACACGTTAATGAGAATAGGCCAAGCATGACTGACATCAGAGATAGTGGATTCATCATTAATGACAGTGATATTATTCTCTTACTTCACCGTCCTGAATACTTTGAATCTAGGTTAGATGAGATAGATTTATTTCAGCAAAGGTCAGAGGATGCAGAAATTATAGTAGCTAAGAATAGAAATGGAATGACAGGTTCAGTTCATTGTAAGTTTCATGGCTATAGTATGAAGTGGGTAGATGAGAACTATGACTTTAATTCAGACTTGGGTGTTTAATGATTCCAATACTAGACCCAACGGAACTACGGATATATTCTAAAGGAGAAACTAATAGATATGTCTCAGCCTTCTGTCCTTTCCATAATGATACAGATACTCCTAATCTCAAGATTGAAAAGCAAGGTAAACGTAGAGGAAGATGGAAGTGCTGGGCCTGTGGTGCCAATGGAAACATACCACCAGAAGATGTATTAGATTTAGTCAGGAACTATGAACCTATGGAAAATATAAAACCTAACAGTATAGATTGGGATGCACTTCAACAGAAGTATCTCTTGGGAGATATGAAGTTTAGAAAGTCTCTTGAGATAGCTGGTCAGTGGGGAGTGTCTCCTAGTACGATATGGGAATACTGCTTTGGCTGGACTGATTTTGATATGTACTCCGTACCTATGAGAGATAGACACAACCAGATAGTAGGGATACAATTGAGAGACCTGGAAGGTAAGAAGTATTCAGTACAGGGAAGTCAGTTAGGCTTGTTCATTCCACAAGATTCCTACAATCTCTGTCCACTTGTAGTTGAAGGAGTTAGTGATGCTATAGTAGCTAGTGAGTGTGGTTATTTTGGTATTGGATTACCTTCTGCTCAAGTAGGACATAGGGAATGTTTGGACTATATAGATGAGGAATTTAACTGGAAATTGGGAGTACAGTCTCCTATATTAGTTCCTGACAACAATCAAGCAGGGTTTGATTGCATGAGGACAATGGCAGAGTTATGTGAGATGGCTAAGATTAAGTATAGAATAGTAGGGATACCAATAGGAGTTAAAGACCTCAGGGCTTACTATATGAAATACGGAAAAAATAAAACCATTGATTTATTAGGAAATAAAAATGAAATTTGAAATTAATGATGGAAATTCAAAAGAACAAACACTAACATTAGGTTTAGTTAGGAGAGGAGAAACTATATATTTAACAGGAACAGAACTTAATGGAGAACAGTGGAATTTACTTTGGTTTGATTCAGGTGGAACAGCACATAGATGTACAGGAATTGAAAATAGTTCTGGATTAGAATTAGATGATAGAGGAAGATTAATTATAAGGTAATAATATGTCAGGAAAATCTAAAAAGAAACCTAAGATAAGTTCCTTAAAGAAAAGAGCAGATAAGATATTTTCTGAGTACATAAGAAGAAGAGACTCTAATGAAGAAGGATATGGAACTTGTTGTACTTGTGGATTATTAATTCATTGGACAGATGGAGATGCAGGGCATTACATTCGTAGAGGAATTAACTCTACAAGGTATCATGAGTGGAACGTACACCTTCAATGTAGAAATTGTAACAGAGGCGGTGAGCGTAATGCTTCTTATGCAAAGTTTCTTGTAGATAAATATGGTAAACAGGTATTAGATGTTCTTTGTTTACTTGAACATCAAAACAAAAGATGGTTCCATTGGGAACTAGAAGAGTTAATAGAAAAGTATAAAGATAAGTTGGAGGATTTAAAATGAGATGGTATCAGAAACTATTAGTATTAATGTGTTCAATTGTATTGGTAACTGTATTAGGTTGTTCTGCCTGGATGGATGGTCTTACTCCAGCACATATAGATGAGGCAGCAATAGAATACTCTGACTCTAATCCTCACCTGTACCTTCCTTACACTTCTCTCTGGGACGCTAAGAGGATACAAAGAGAGATGATGTATGTGCATCAGACTGAACAAGTAAGGCTGGCACGTAAGTTGGAAGATGATAAGCTACGCTTTGCTTACTTGAGAAATGCAATGGAAACTAATATCAGTTCAGCAGAAGAATTGAGAGATACATTATTCTCTCCTACTGGACCACTTAGTTTGTTATTTGCAGCAGTACCAAGTCTAGCGTTAGGGGCTTATCTTATTCCTAGACCGTCTGATAAGAAAAGAATTAGTGAACTAGAGACCGCAACTACGGCTTAAACATTTCATTACCTCCTTTCATTAGGGAGAGGGGGCGGTCAATCTCCTCCTCTCCCATTACTTTTAGGAGATTAGACATGAAAGAATTTGAAGAATTAGAAAATATTCCAAAGAAAATATTAGACTTAGATTATATATGTGTGTTTGATGATGGAACTATCGCAGTAAATGACGGAGTAGGTTATATAGATACTATTCCAAAGAATCAAGTAATTGAATTGATGTGGACATTGAATGATTTATTTCCAGGGGATAAGGAGGATTACTTATGATTAATGAAAGAATGAAATGGCCTACAGACAAGGCCAAATATGATAGGAACTATGATACTATCTTCAATGTCTGTAGCGTATGTCAGGGTAAAGGATACCATGATGATTATAATAAAGAACAAGATAAGTGGATACGAACTGTTTGTCTAGTATGTAATGGTACAGGGAGAAGAATATGAATAGTAATATAAGAAGATTAATCCTTATTACAATGATTTTTATAGTTATATCTTCTGCTATATCTACTGCACTAGTATGTACAGCGGCAACTAGATATGTTCCAAAATACTCTAATCATAATCTAACAAAATATGAGTATAAAGCAGTTGACTTAACAAACAATGCAATTTATGTATATGATAAAAGCACCGGATTTATGTTCATCTATACAATAGATAAAAATACACATTATCCAGAGGTAATTCCAATAACTTCGTTTCATGCCGGAGCAATCAGTTATCAACACATAAAGGATTCTAAGAACTTAATTGTTATAGGGGAGTAAAATGATAGATATACTATTTCCATTTCTATTCTGGTATCTTTACTTAGTGTGGATTGTTAAGTTAGTGAGGTTTTTTAGATGAAAGTATTAACATCACAAGAACTATTAGAATATGCTAGATATAAAGCAGCACTACAATCATACTTGCCTAAAGGAATGATAGCAGTATTTATAGAGGGTAAGTTTAAAGTAGTCAGAGAAGCAGAAGGAGAAATATATGAAGAAAACAAAGTTAGAAGTAAGTGAAGCAGTTGATAGATGTTATGACATATATGTAGCTGCTTATGGATTAAAGGATGCACTAAAGATAATTAATGCAGTTCAGAAGAAACTAAAGTTAGAACAGAAAAGGAGAAAGAAGTGAAAATAATAGTGGGTTTAATTTTTATACTCAGTATAATGATATGTTTAGGATTTAAAAGAATAGTATATAAAAGTTATGAAAGGAAAAGAAATGAAAACTAAAAGACATGGTTGGGTATTTAGAGATAAGAAGAGTGGAATGTATGCAATGAATAAGGGATACTTTATTTCAACTTTAGACTATGGACTACTAAAAACTGCCGGAGCAGTAGGAAGTAGGGCAGAAGCAAGAGATGACAAAGAGAGCAATGAAACAGTAGTTAAAGTAGCTCTTACTAAGAATGGTAGGCCATATAAAGTAATTGGAAGGGGATAAAATGAATCTAATCAGATTTTGTGTGGGAGCAGTTTTACTAACTTTAACTACTCTGTTGATTGGTGGAATGATTGCACTATTTATAAAAGTATTAGGAGAATAATATGAGTCCAGAAACATATTACTGCCCTAAGTGTGATGGAGATAATGTTATAGATTTAAAGACTAGACTAATCCATAATGGATTTCATCCTAGTGAGTATATTTCAATAGAATTTCTATGTCTGGACTGCCTTACTCTTTATGAGACACAGTTCCAAGCAGTAGATACTACAATTATATCTGAAAGGAATGATAAATGACACAAAAGCAGTCTAATCCTAAAGACAGTTGTGGTATTCGTAAAGTACCTTTCCACAATATTCCTGTGCCTGTACTGGCTGAACTAGGATTAGCTATGTTGGAAGGTGCAAGAAAGTATGGTTCTCATAATTATAGAGCAATAGGAGTCAGAGCATCAACATATATAGACGCAGTATTCCGTCACTTGAACTTACAGTTCTGGGAAGGTGAGGATATAGATACTGATTCAGGTGTTCACCACGTAACAAAAGCTATAGCCTGTTTGGTTGTACTTAGAGATAGTATGTTACAAGGAAACTGGATTGATGATAGACCTATACGTTATGAGAATAAAGTAGAAGAACTTAATACTAAAGCAGGAGAAATAATTGATAAGTATCCTAATTGTGTTCCACCATATTTGGAGAAACCAGAATGAGTATTTTCAATAAACCTACAATATACATCAGCCACCCGATTCTTGGAACTACAGGAGATATGGCTGGAAATTGTGAAAAAGCAATCAAGGCTGTCACTAAACTTCGTACTCTATTTCCAGAGATAAACTTTTATGTTCCTGCTGAGTCTGATATAGTATTACAATTACTTTATAATGCCAAGAAATTATCAGTAGAGAATATTCTATGGGCAGATTTAAAGATTGTAGATGAATGTCATGGCTGGATATTTCTTAGATGGGATGAATCAGGAGGTTGTGAAAAGGAAAGAGCAGAAGCCTCTAAGATTGGACTACCTATGTTTGAGATAATGGATGATGTTAGTAGGATGAACTATGGTAGGATACGTAAGAGATTCCTGGATATAATAGAACAAACTAAGAAGTATTATAAGGAGAATAGATAATGCACATTAAGAAACCTAAAGAAGAAATGTTGAAATATTTGGATGAAATGGCAGACAATGCCTCAAAATCCAAAGGTAGAGGAGTAGTTTATCCTAATGAATTTACAGTACAGATTGACTTAGATTCAGAGGAAGAACTAGTAGAGTTTAAGCAAAGATTTGAATTATTTGATAGATTGTTTAAAGTTATTGGATTCAAGATAACTAAATCCACTACTCCTAATCATTACCATGTAAGAATAGAGATGGACCAAGCAGTGTTAAATGAAGCAGAGCGTATTCTATTTCAAGCACTCTTAGGCTCAGACTTTAGAAGAGAGATGATTTCTTATGCAAGACTATTGGCTGGAGATAAGCATCCTAGTGTATTGTTTGAGAAGATTGTATTAGAAGATGTCTAATAGAAGGGAGAAACTATGAGGGTACTAACTATTGGAGACATACATCTACCAGCTACTCGTCCCAAGTATCTTGAGTTCTGTAAGGATATAAAGAAGAAGTACAGATGTAATCAAGTAATCTTCATTGGTGACGTAGTAGATTGGCACGCCATTAGTTCCTGGGTTAAAGAACCTAACTGTCCAGGACCAAAAGATGAGTATGAATTAGCAAAGAAAGGAGTTAAAGAATGGTATAAAGCATTTCCTAAAGCTAAGATATGTATAGGTAATCACGATGAGCGTCCTGCCAGACTAGCCAAGACTGTCAATATTCCAGAGTTTATTCTCAAGTCTTATGGTGAGTTGTGGGGAACACCAGGATGGGAGTGGGACTTTAGTTTTGAGATTGATGAGGTACATTATAGACATGGTAATGGATGCAGTGGAGTTCATCCAGCATGGACTTTAATGAATAAGATTAAGTGTTCAGTAGTAATAGGACATTGCCATACTAGAGCAGGAATTAAGTGGAGTGTTAATAAGTTCAGAAGATTCTTTGCAATGGACGTAGGTTGTGGTATCAGTGAGAAAGCATGGCAATTTGCCTATGGTAAGGATACAGTAGAAAGACCTATTTGTGGGTGTGGTGCTGTAATTGATGGACTTCCTTTCCACGAAATTATGCCAATTAGCAAAGGTGAAAAATATTATTCGGAGGATTAGTTATGAAAACTATTACAGTAGTAGATTGGATTTCAATAGGAAATGGATATTATGTGTGGCATGACGGAACGATACATTATGGAGCTACAGAAGGAAACACTAAGGATATGTATAATAGAGGATGGTGGCATACTAAAGAGGAAGCAGATAAGTTCCTAAGAGAGTGGCTACCTCAAAGTCCCTGGCTAGATAAAGAGGCAGTTAAGTTAGCTGCTGGAAGAAGTGATATGTCTGCACTATTATCATCTATTACACACTGGAGACAGATTGTAGTTAATTGGGATTCTTTTAGAGAGGCTGATTTTGAGGATAAAGTAGGTACTCATGCAGATTATTGTGCCTTGTGTCAAAGACACCTTGGTAATGGAGATTGTCCTCTAAGGAAAGAGTGTGATGGACATTGTTGTGATGAATGGAAACATTTTACAAGCGAAGAAACACTAGAAAATGCTATTGAAATGCATAATAGACTAGTAACTCTTCTTAATCAGTGGAAGGAATTAAAAGCAAAATCTAAGATAGAAGAATCTAAGAAGATGGAGTTTAAGCCTGGAGAAGTAGTGGAGTGGGTACATGATGGAGGTGGAGTTATAGATATTAGAATAATAGCTATGATTGCAGGAGAATTAGTTGCTATTGATTTAAATGGATATGTTGTTTCTAGAGGACAGCGAGATTTTGAAATGTTAGGGTATCAGAAAGTAGGACGTATAATAGATTACTTTGAAGATTAAAATCTTTCCCTCTTTTCTCCTCATTAGTAGGGCATGGGAATGGAGTCCCATAGCTCTATTTTTTAAACCAAGTAATAATAATTCCAGCCACAAGTGTAATAAAGTAGAATAGATAATTAGAGTGAGTTTTTTTATGCTCCTCTGCCCAGGACTTTATCCACTTTAAGTCTGTGTGCATCTCAGTTATCTTAGCATCCCTTTCTTCTGGAGACATTTTATGGATTCCTTCAAGACAATAAAAAATTTTCCTATGTATTCAATAAGTATAGATGGAAAAGTTTATAGTTCTTATTCTAAAAAGATTTTAAAACCTTCTCCCTCTGGAGATAAAAGTAAATATATGTCAGTTTCATTATGTAAAAACAATAAAAAGTACACCAGGAAATTAAGTCGTCTAATACTTGAAACTTACATTGGTCCATGTCCAGAAAATATGGAAGCTTGTCATATTGATGGAGATAATTTTAATGACCATCTTTATAACTTAAGATGGGGAACTAAAAGTCAAAATCAAAAAGATGCTGTTAGACATGGAACAGCTCAAGGTTTAAAAAATCATGGAAACAGATGTAACCTTTCTAAATTAACTGAGTCACAAGTTATAGAAATTAGAAATTTATATAAAACAAAAAATTATACTCAAAAAGAATTAGGAGAAAAGTATGGAGTACATCAAACAGCAATTCATTATATTGTAACTAAACGTAATTGGAGTAAAACTTTTTAACTTCATCTGTCATTTCTCTGCACTCATTTCTTTCTTCAATTGTAGCCACGCCTTAGTCTTAGCAGAAGTAACAATGCTTTTAAGCACATTAACATTTTCACTTCTAGTCTTGGGAAGTCTTTCATTCAGATATTCAACTATCAACCGTTCATATCTATTATTACGCTCATCATTAAGATAAAAGTCTTTAGGTCTCCTACTTATATTAAGAGGAACTTCTTCTAACTTAGCCCTTACTACTGGAAGAAGCTGACTACGAATCCTATCTCCTGCTGCTTTCTCTTCTGCTATAATTTTTTCTCTATTAATAGGATTCTTTACTCTTTCTTTGGCAATCAATGACTCAAAGTTTTTAAACTCTTTTCTGTGCTTAAGCTGCAACTTCTTCTGCTCTATAGGAGTTAATTCATCCCACTGCCTATCATGTGCTTCCATTGCTATTATATCTTGATAGCTTGACCTAGTAGCAGCCGCAGGAACAGGATATGAAGCAGTTCCTACACTTGAGAATCCAGCCAGAGCTATTCCAGCAGCAGCTAAAGCATCTTTACTAGCCTCACTATAGTCTCCTTCTGCCATGGACTCCCATAATCCATCTGCCTGTCCTGCTTCTATTATAGATAGAACTGTTTCAAAAGGAATTAATTGTAGTAACTCATTCTTTCTTTCTATGGGCCTTCCTAACCAATCCTTTCCAGTTAGCATAGTTTTTGCTGCTCCTAAAATTACAGTTTCTCTAGAGTTAAGATAATTCATAAACTCTTCTCCAGCAGGAGCTAAAGGTCTGCCCATAACAGACGTCCGTCTATCAGATATTCCAGTTTTTTCTGTTGCATAATAGTAAGCACTAATGCCTATTCTCGCCAATAACCTATAATAAGAAGCTTCTCCAAAAGTAACATCAAATACGTGGTTTCCTACTCTTCCTTTGCCCCACATAGCATCTGTAGGATTATTAGTACCATCTATAAGAGGCTCCTCAGTAGGATTTTGCATCTTCCATTTATGTCCTACTGCTGCAAAGATACTTCCTATTGCAGCTATACTAGCTATATTACTAAGAGTAAGTTGCATAGCATAGGTTCTATCGTGTGGATTTAAAAATAGATTAGCAATACTTCTAAAAGTCCCCATAGGTCTAGACACAGTGTATGATGGTGAAAAGAATATCCAGTTAGCTGCATTTTGTATTTGTCTCCACTTAGGATTTTTAGCAGTTACTCTTTTAGTAAATTCATTAATAACTTTTGCTCTATTTTTATAATATTTATTAATCTTTTCTGGAGATAACCCTCTCTTTACAAGCATATCTCCTTTCTTCTGTGCTTGTTCTACTAATTTCTGTAGAGCAAAATCAATACCAAGATTAGCTCCTTTTTCTGAGGCTTTAAGCCATGTACTCCAACCCTTTACTACTTTAGCAAGTTTAGGAGCATTATTTTTAGCAATTTCAGAAGTAGCAAGTTTATCTAATGCTTCTGGAAATTGACCATACTGCTCAAGCCGTCCCTCTTTTCCTCCAACCCAGGGAGTTTCATTGAGATAATTAACTCCTATTTCTTTTCCAAATTCCCAACTAGGTCTTGATTTCATTTCTTTAGAAAGTCTGTTTGAATAATTATTACTAAGAAATGTAAGATAATTGCTCTTTGTAGAGACTGCATTAGCTAACTCTAAAATATAAGATTTAGCATTAATGCCTACTGCTTGAGAATATATTATTGGATGCCTAAACATTATGGCTCTTAATGCTCTAGCAGCTTGTATATCATATCCAAAAGTAGATTTAAGTCCATCCCTAACTAATCTTAGATAGTCTGCACTATTATAAATCTTTGCTCTATAAGCCTCGTTTGCCAACTTAACAACTGTTTCTGTACCAAGAATAGGCTCTAATAGTCCTAAGTCATAGGGAGCAGGGATTTCTTTTCTTATTCTAATAGTATCAAGAGCTTCCTGTGCTGTACTTCTAGCAAATACATCTTTAGGATATTCCTTAATTATCTTAGCAGATAAAGATTCCCACTCTTTATTATTAAGATTAGGAGGTTCAATAGTAGGTCTTGGCATCCTTCCCCTAAATCCTCTTTTAATGGCTCTTAGAATTTTAGAAGCAGGCTTTCCTTTTTCCATAGCTTCTTGCTCTGCTGCTTCACCACCAGCAGCTTGCTCTGCTCTAAATTTCTTTCTAGCTATTTTACGTTCTTTTCTATTCAGTCTTTTAGCTTTAGGAACCCATTCTCTAATCTTTGCTTCTGCTGTATCCGCAGCAGTTTCAAACTTAACTGGCTGTACTTCTACTACATTAGGTCTCTCTGGAATAAAAGATTTTGAAGTAGGTCCAGATGTAACCTCTAATACCTTTATTTGTGAATCATTAAATGGAACATATTCTAAATACTGTGATTTATCCCCTATATATGATTTATCTAACCAAGCAATAATTCCATCATATCCAGCGTCCTGTAATTTTTTTATTTCTTTTGGATTAGATACTATATTATTTGCATCAAATATAGTAGTTTTATAGGGATTTTTAATGTTTACTTCTGCTTTAAATGTTTTTCCCTTCATTTGTTTACTTGTTACATCTGTAGGAGAACTAACATTTTTAGCTTGATATAAGTCAGCATCAGATTTATCTGTAGTAAAAAAGGAAAATGCTTTTGGTTTTTTTATATCTATATTAGGAGTTCCATGATATACAACTTCGGGCTTTTCTGGACGTTTAGGAGATACTGCTTCTCCAGCAGATACCATAGTTTCACCACCAGGAAGTTGTCTAGCACCTGGAGGTAGAGTTTCTGTACCACGTTCATGTGTAACTCCAGGCTGTAGTCTAGGTTCTCTAGTTACCGCACCTTCTACTACAGGTACTTCTGGAATACCATAAACTCTCTGTTTATACTGTCCCTCAGTTTCAAGTGTACTTCTCATTAACTCAGGAGCAGGGGTTAATGTCTCTCCAGTTTTGGGGTCATAAAATTCTGTCTCATAACCAAATGGAAACTTCTTACTTCTCTTTCTACTCTTACGAACTCCAATTTCATTATCCATCAGAATCTTACCAGATGGACTTCTGAATACATTCATCTGTCTTTCTGGTACTGGTTGATTCTGACCATATTCTCTTGGTACTAACTCCCCCTTTTGTGCCTGGGCCTCTGGACCAAAGGAACCCTCTACATAAGTCCATCTATTCTTGAGTTTATTAACATCATAAGGAATCTTGAGTTCTTTTGCTGCCTGTGTCCTAAAACCTTCAATGAAAGACTCAGGAGAACCTGAATATAGTCCTTCCTGTATCATCTGCACAGCAAGTTCATCTCCTGCATTAACTCTTTCATACAGGGATTCTAGCGTAGGAAGATTCTGTCCCTGAATAAACTCTGAGATTTTCTTCTGACTTTTCTTTGAGCCTTCTTCTCCTTTTGCTAACAACTCATCATAAAGTTCTCTTGCTCTCTTATCAATTCTATCTTGATTAAGTTTATATCTTCTACTCTGCTTCTCAGCAGCAGTCATGGGCAAAGCCTTCTGAGTCTGTGCTGGAAGTCTCTTCTGTTCTTTAGCAGCAGGCAATAACTTAGTTTCTTTTAATAAAGGAACCTGTGACCTTAATTGAGGAAAGAAATATTCCTCTGCCCGTCCTTCCTGTATTGGACTAACTGCATATTTATTAGCAATATCTATAGGAACATCTATATATTGAAGCCTTCCTGACTTTCCCTGTCTTTGCATGAACTCCCCTGCA